TTCAGCTACAGTGACTTTAGAAGGAGTGAGGGCAACCTTTGCAGTAGGGACGCCTAAATTTACAATATGGAACGGTGTGGATGATTCTAACACAGACATCTGGACAGTGGTACCAACAGGTTAAGGAAAAAAATGGCAGACTCGAATATAATTAAAATAAATCTTCAGACTACTGGGTCTAACTCTGGTACTTGGGGTACAATAACAAACGAAAACTTACAAAAAGTAGAAGAAACATTAAAAGGATTTATTGCCGTACCTATTACAGGTGCAACGACTACCTTATCTAACCCTAGTGGTGGTGATGGTTCAGCTTCTCAAACATCTAAAATTACTCTTAAACTTACAGGTACATTAGGTGCAACGACAACTGTAGAAACAGCGGCAAGTGTTGATAACTTCTATTTAATAGAAGACGCAACAACAAGAGCCGGTAATGCATTATTGTTTGGCCCTAATGGTGGAACAAAAGTAACACTAGTAGAAGGTGCAAAACATTTAATCTTTATCGATGGAACGAGTAATGCAGCACATGATGTATTTAATGACATGGGTAATGTTAAAGCCAACGGCACATTAGAAGCAACAGGAGATGTTACACTTAATGGTGGTGATCTTACCTTTAACGCAGCAGGCGCTAACAAAGATGCAACTTTTTCTGGTGTAACAGAAGCTAATTTATTTAAAGTAGATGCCAGCACAGACCGTGTAGGTATTGCAACTAACTCACCAGGCACAACTTTAGATGTGGCAGGCACGTTTAAAGCAACGGGTGCTATAACATTAGCTGGTGTAACAACCACAGCAGCACTTAATGTAACAGACGCTGATTTTGTTTTTAATGATAACGGTGGAAGTCATGATGCTAGATTTGAAGGAGATGCAGATCCTAATTTATTAATGATAGATGGAAGTGCAGATTTAGTAGCCATTGGTTCAGCAACACCTTCTAATGGTAAATTAGAAGTTAATCAAAATAGCACTGTAGGTGCAATATCATGTTTAAACTTAGATCAAGATGATGTGGATGAGGATTTTATTTATTTTGAAGGCACATCTGCAGGCGATAGCACAAGAAGTTTATCTTCTTCGACAGGAACTACAGGTGGAAAACAAGGAGCAATTAGAGTAAGTATCAACGGTGTAGATCGTTGGATTAGATTTTACGACACAGCTGTATAGGAGCTAAATGACTTTAATAAAAGTATCAATTGCACCAGGAATAGACCAACAAGATACTGAGTATGGCGCGGAAGGTAAATGGTTTTTTGGTAAGAATGTACGTTTTAGATATGGTCTTCCGGAAAAAATAGGTGGCTTTATTACCGTTACAACAGAAACTTTAATTGGTGCAGCACGTGGTATTGTAGATTGGTTTGACCTTAGAGGTGAACAGTATTTAGCAACAGGCACAAATAAAAAATTATACGTGTACCAGAATAATGCCTGGTATGATATTACACCGACACGCGCAACAGCAGCTGGTAACATTACAGGTTTTACAACTGTAAATAATTCTCCTACAGTCACGGTAACAGATGCATCAAACGGCGCGATAGAAGGTGACTTTGTTACGATAACAAATGTTAGTGGTGCAGTTAATGGCATACCTGCAGCTACATTACAAAATAAACAATACGAAATAATAGAAGTTGTATCTACATCACAATATAAAATTACAGCGACTGTTGGCGCAACAAGTGCAGGTGCTTCTGCAGAAACGGCAACAGCATCATATGAGATTAATACGAACCCCGCAACATCCATAGCCGGTTACGGTTGGGGTGCAGGCACATGGGGATTATCTACATGGAATACAACACGCGCTGGTCTTGCAGCTCCTAACTCAGTACAGTTAGATTCAGGTAAATGGTCCTTGGATACTTGGGGTGAAGATTTATTAGCATGCCAGTTTAATGGTTCTCTTTATTACTGGGACACATCAAACAGTGCAGGCACACCTGTAGCAGCTACAATTATTTCTAATGCTCCAACGCAAAATAGATTTGTTTTAGTGTCTGGTACAGATAGACATGTAATATGTTTTGGAACACAGCTTATAGGAACAACGACACAAGATGATATGTTTATACGTTGGTCTGATCAAGAGAATGAAAATGATTGGACACCTACATCAACTAACACATCTGGTTCACAACGATTAACAGATGGTAGTAAATTAATTACTGCTAAAAGATCACGTGGTGCTATACTTGTATGGACAGACACAGCTCTTTATCAAATGCAATTAGTAGGCGCACCTTTTACATTTGGTTTTTCCCAGTTAGGTTCTGCATGTGGTGCTATTGGATTACACTCAGCAGTAGAACAGAATGGTAATTCATTTTGGATGGGTAAAGATTCTTTTTTCGTGTTTGATGGTTCCGTAAAAAAAATACCTTGCAGTGTAGAGGATTATGTATTTACAAATATAGACCAGGCGTCACAAAAAGATACATTTGCTTGTCTTAATAGCGAATTTAATGAAGTAACGTGGTTTTATCCTTCTAATGGCTCATCCCAAATAGATAGATATGTTACTTATAATTATGAAGAACAGACTTGGTCTATTGGAGATCTTGCTAGATCTTCTTGGGTTGATAAAGGTGTGTATGATTTTCCTTATGCACTAGACTTTGATGCTAATAGCTCAACGACACCAGTTAAACCACTATCACCAGCAACAGAAATATCTGGTGTCACTAACGGACGTGCATTAATGTATGCGCAAGAATTTGGAACAGATGCAAATGGTGCAGCGTTAGAGTCAGAATTAAATTCTGGTGCTTTTGTTATTCCGCAGGCAGGAGAAAACTTAATGTCAATTAAAAGATTCATTCCCGACTTTAAAAATATTGCAGGTAATGTAAATGTAGATTTAATTTTTAAGTTGTACCCTACATCAACTGCTACAAATATAGCGCACACAATTACTTCTACTACAAATAAAGTAGACACTCGTGCGCGTGGACGACAGGCACAAATTAGTATAAAGACTACAGGTGTAGGAGATAGCTGGCGTTATGGTACGTACAGAGCTGATGTACAACAAGATGGAATGAGATAATGGCAAATTATGAATTAGGAGGAGCTTATTATGCTGACGAAATAGCTAAACAAAATAATTCAATGGGTCAAAGTCCTTTGCAAACACAGACTCAAAGCCCACTACAAGAACCTTTTGATTTTAATGCATTAAATACTTCTATTGGAAATTTACAAACAGGAATTGATTCTATTCTAACTAAATTTGATGCTTTTAAACCATCACTTAAAACTTTACAGCCAGGTCCAGGTGGTCCAGCAGACAAAATAAGTGGGCCAGGAATTATAGATCCAAATTTTTCTGCTTACGAGCGAAATGAAAATTTAGATTTAACAGATAGATCAGGAATTATGGGTGAATATGGTAAATACTTAAAAGGTGGAATGGGCAGTCGTGCACACACAGCGGATTCGCGTGGTGGTTACAGTTTTATGGGTGAAGACATGGCGCCAGGATCTAGCACTGGTTTTGGTGACTTTAGAAAGTTTCTTGAAGGTTTTGGCATAGGAGACAGGTTACAAGATAATCTAACACAGACCATGCTATCGAGTACTAATAGTTTGCAAAGTCCTTTTCGTCCAGAAGGTGACATGGGAAAATATATTGCTTTTAATGATCCGGGGCAACCTGGAGCAGGTTACGCAAACTATCAAGATTATTTATCAGCAGGCAACGAACCAGCGTCTCCAGGAGGAATCACAAGTCTTCCACAATCAGGGTATCAAGTATAATGTCACAAATAGTTTTACCTAGAACACCACAAGGTGCTTTAGAATATGATAAGGTACAAATAGATAAGCTAGTTGGTAACTTAGAACAATTAATTTTATTGCTTAATAGTACTTACACGCCGGAAACGTTGCGTAATGATGATGAAGCGTTTGCGTGGTTTAGTGGGTAATATATACACAAATTATAAAGCAGATTTAGCTACAAATACAAATCCAGTAGTGCTGTATACAGTGCCTGATAGGATACAGGCTATAATTAAATCCATAAGAGTTAGTGATGACTCAAGTGCTGGTAGTACTATTACAGTTACTATCACAGATGCAGCAAGTGCAGTGTTTAGTCTTGGAAGAGATATAGTAGTAGGAGCGGCGGTCCCTGTAGAATTATTGACCCAGCCCCTTATAGCTAAGCAAGGTGAGATAATAACAGTTACACCAGGTAATGCAGATAGGCTGCATGTGGTGCTTTCTGTACTTGAAATTAATAATAATACTTGATATAAGGAATAAATATGCCTATAAAAGATGATAGTGTAGTAAAATGGACCACGGTAAACGGGGAACAAGTACCTGAAATTGTCGTGCCAGCCGAAGTAACTATTACTAATACGCAAACAGGAAAACAATATGGCTCAGATAAAGAAGCTGAGGATGATGTTAAAGATCCTGCAACTGATACAGAAGTACAGCACATTAGACGTGACGTTAAAGTTTCTGTAGCCATTCACGAGATAATTAAAAGTATAGCAGGAGATTTATAATGGTTGACGAAGCACAAAGACAGAGAACTAGATTTACAAACAGAAGAAGAAAAGGTGCACAAGGATCTCCTAGAAGAGCAAGAGATTTTTTTAGAGGACGTCCTGCAATGGATGAAAGATTTGGTGGTAACATGGAAGCCAGCAACAATGCACGTTTTCGTGGAATCATGAATGAAGATTTACTTGATCAAGTTATGGACAATAGAAGAATGCGAAGAGAAGCAGAACAATACCGTAATCAAATGTTAAGAGAAGATTATGCAATTGCAAATTCTAATTTTAGTGATTTTATTAATCCCGATGTAATGGCAAGACAATTTAATAATCCTCAAGCAGGAAAATTAGGTGAAATATATAATGAAATAAACCAAGGAGCTAATAGTTCAGACATTGAATTTGAAGATGGGCAGGCAATGAGAGATCTTATGGGCTTTACTAATGATCTACAATTAAATCCAGGCAATTATAATTCTATGTATATGGATGAAGAAATAGTAGATGATGGTCCTGGTGTAATATTTGATACCGATGGTTATTTTACTAAAGATGAAGCTGTAGCCAACAGCCCTTACGGTGCTTTTAATCAAGGACAAATGGAAAGATATGGAAGAGAAAATCCTAGATTAATTAACAGAGCAGAGACTGCCGTGGCTAATGATGGTAGTTTAGTACCTCAGAGTAACGCTGTTTCAATACGGGATTATGAAGGTAACCAAGCATCTATGAATGGTCAAATAGTTGATAGAGCAGAGGAATTAAATTATGATAGAAACCCTAACATGGATTTGTATGAAAAAT